ATAACGTGCCTTCCATTTTGGGCCGGGAGAATCACAACTATGTCGAGAACGGAATGCTTTTCTTCTAGCAGGGTCGTCTCTTTTTATTTCCATGTTAGGGTCGCCAAATCTTACAATGACTACATTACCGCTACCATTTTTAGTATAAACTCCGAACTTTTTAGAGCCACCCTTTGTACGAAAAGGCTTATTGAGAGTAACTTTACGCCCTTGATACTCTGCGGCTGTAACATCTTCTTCGCCCCATTCTTCATACGCAACAACAGCACCTTTACATCCGCAACCGCAATCTTCGGAAGCATATTTCTTCTTTTTCTTTTCGTCATCGTAGTACCCTTCTACTTCGTGATTTTCATGTGCTTTATCTTGGTCGTTAAACTTATGCCCTTCGTGTGCTTTCATACATTCTTCTTTTGAATATCCTGCTTCTTGACACCTAGACATATATTCATCATGGCTTTCAGAATCTTTAGGTTTTGGTTCTGCCGCTACTTGGTTACAGTCGCAACTCATAACCTTATGGAGAAAGCGACTGTCTTATTAAAGTTATACATTAACAAGGTTTTATTTTACTTTTTTATTTGTAATTTGGTATGCTTCCATGTCTAGTGTATGTTGTTTTTGCATCTTTTCCATTTCTAGGTCATGTTTCATTTTATACTCTTCCAATAATCTTACGTGAGTCTTTTCAGCGTCAGTTGCTTGAACATCAGCAGAAAGTCTGTCGGGTAATACTGCGATTTTAGCACTTTCTTTACCCTTAAATAAATCTAGTACACTTGTTATGATAAGAAGTGCCGGACCACCCAATAGACCAATAACTGTAAGTTGTGAATCGGATATATCACGTTGTTCGACAATACTAAAATAGGATGCTGTTGCCGCTATAACTACCCAAGCCATAACTACACCCATACCAAAAGTCAGCATGAGTGTTTCATTGGGGTTTGTCAATTTCATCTCGGACATAGACTTCTTCAACCTCTTATGTTTAATAAATGTTTCAATCCTTTTCTTTGTTTCTATATAGAGAACTAAGAAAATTATCAACCCAAGAAGAATCATATAAGACTCCTCATAAGTAAATCTATCGTATATTAAACTCATTCAACCATATCCGAAGCACCGTCTTGTGAGTTTTCTCTCGGCAAGTCTCCGGTTTCCGGTGCGGTTTCTGTCTTTCTATCTTCACCGTCTTTACCTATTGTTGGTAGGCTTAACATATCTAGTGTCTGATTCAAAGTCATTATACCTGCATCGTACCCCATAACTGCTCTTTGCATAATATTTAGCGGTGTTTCGCTATCCATAGCCTCAAACTTTATGGTCGGTAAGTCTTGCTTACGATACTCAATACCTAACAGGTCTAAGTGTGTCATAAATATTTTTGTTGCGGCTTCGGAAAGTATGCGGTGCATACGGCTTATTGCCTGTACCGCCCAAAGGTTTGCGTTGTAAGTAGCGGCAAAGGTTGAACCTTTTTCTTGCCCTGCGGCAACTCTAGGTACTTGTAGTACAGCCGCAATATCTGCGTTGATTGCGTCTAAGAAACCTGTGTTGTTTGGTACTGAATTACCTACGTCAACATGATGTAATTCCACGTAATGAGGAAGAACAGGTATTTGGTCGCCACGTAACCCCTCAAAGAGTTTTATGACCTCATCCATAATGTGCCTTAACCGTTCATTTTGCTCAACAGGGTCTTGTATGTGTTCAATAGCAGACTTGTCAATAGTAATAAACTGCTTTGTCATAGAATCTTCAAGACTAATACGGTTATTCATGCTGTTATACTTCATTCGTATAGGTTGTTTAAGTGAAGTAAATCTACTTGCGCCCCAAACACCGTATGTTCTGCGAAGTTTATTGTCGGTAAACCAATTTGACCTTGCATCTATCTTAACGTGTAGTATTTCTTTAGCAGGAATTGCCCTTTCGTATGATGTTGCCTCACGAACCATGTATGTAGTAGCGTTGATGATTGGGTTATCTTCGTCAGCAACAAAGTAAGAGCCTAATCCGCCTCTTTCGTCAACAATGCTTATTTGTTTTACGGGTAAACTTTGTATGTTTGTTACACCTACTCCTTGCTTACCTACTATTTTGTTAATATCATTTCCATACACCATAAGATTACGCATAGCATTAATCATAATGTCGTCAAACTCTATGGTATCTTCGACTAAATCACGAATAGCATTTCGTATTTGTGAGTTTTTGCCCCGTGAGTAATTTATCTCATAGTTGTTAGCGGTAAGAGAAACAGCACGAACAGCACCATTTAGTTCGGGGTCTAACTTTAGCATATTGTCGTAAAGGTCAAACTCATTGTCGTGGTTACTGTCTTTTCTCAATCTTTCAGTATCACGTACAATATCGGGTACGCCCGCTACTGCATTGAAATCTTCTTGCATTATACCTACCCTTTGTCTTTCTAACATCGGGTTTTTTATCTCTTCTTTAGCAAGTAACCCGAATAGATTCCATGCTTTGCGCTTCTCGGCCATATTTATTAATTTTATGGGTGTCTTTTAATGTTTGTGGTATTTATTTTATTATTTTTACGTTTTTTAAAAAGAATTAAACGCTTTACTGCGCTATTATTTTTTATTTTTTTAATTATTTCAATAGTATAGAGAAATTACCTACGGTAATTAATAGGTAAGAAGGGGCTACTACCAAACATACCATTGAAGAAATAGAAGAAATTAATTTTAGGCTTGCAGTACAGCGTTTTATTTATTTTGTTATATGGTAAAAGTATTAAAATAATAAACAAAACTATTATATGCCTTCCTAGACGGGTTAGTAATATGAGTGAATCACGAAAGCAATATTTTGCCGGTGGTACTGAATTAATAGAAAAGTTTGCGAAAGACCGTCATTGGTCGTCTGTAACAGAAATGGCTACATTTTTAGCCGAAGTAGAGCCTTTGAGAACCTATCAAGGTTGGAGAGGCGCAATAAACAGGTGGATAGCAAAAGGTAACAGCATAAATAACCTAGAAAACTATCAAGATACTTCGACATCAGCAACACGCATATATTATGATAAATCTAATGATAAGTATATTGTACTTTTAGATTCTTATGATGGTATGTTAGTAATAGAGGGCGAAAAACACCGTGCTATGAAAAAGGCATACTCTGATGTTGGCGGTGGTTTGACCTATGAAGAAATGGCTAGAGAGTTTGATATGCCCGCAGTTTGGGTTAGTGAATATATCCGTGTTAACAAATGGAAACATGGTATGCAACCATTTACTGACGAAGAAGTAAAAAGTAACACACTTGACGATATGGTGGACAGTTTCTTAGATATTCGTAAAATGGAAATCATAAAGAGGGCTGAAAAGAAAAAGTGGAGAGAGATAGAGAAGGATGCTACTAAGTATAACCTTCTTCGTGAATCTCTTAGTGCTGAGTTCTTTGAGTCTTTGTCTAACCATAAACCTGCGCCTGTTAAAAGAGTACCATTGAATCAAGGTACAGAGTACGCTGTGGTTCTTTCACCTACCGATTTACACTTTGGTAAATATGGTTGGGTTGATGAAGTAGGGCAAAGTTATGACTTAGAAGAGGCAAAACATAGAGTTCTTACAAAAACAGAAGAGTTATTAGCAAGATTACCTAGTCAACCGGAAAAGTTCTTTGTAGGTATTGGTTCTGATTGGTTTCACGTTGATAACGATGTGGGTACAACGACAGCAGGTACAGGTCAAGATATGGCGGCTACACCTGCACAGATTCTTATGCAGGGTTGCGACCTTGCACGACAGCACATTGATTTACTAAGAACAGTAAGTGATGTTGAATTAGTGTTTATGGGTGGTAATCACGATAGACATACAAGTATCATGCTTATGCTTTACTTAGAAGCCTATTACAATTCCTGTGAAGATGTTACAGTTTCAGTAAGTCCTAATATCAGACAGTATATTACTTATGGTAATAATCTAATTGGATTTACACACGGTGATGGCAAAGTTATGAATAAACTACATTCTCTTATGGCTCACGAAGCAAGAAGGGATTGGGGTAAAACAGTAAACCATCTTTGGTTTCACGGACATTTACATCATCAACAAATGAAAGAAGTGGGTGGATGTATAGTAGTTCAATTACCTAGTCTAGCAGGAGAAGATAGATACCACAGCCGAAACGGATATGTTATGGCTAGAGCCGGATTGTCTGCTTATATGATTGACAAAAATCTCGGTTTGACAGGAAGTTTGTTTGCGCCGGTGATACATGATGAGTAGGTGGACTAGCGCAAAATGTTGGGCGTGTGGTTGGGAAGCCCCACGTATGGAAATACAAAAGGCTAAGGCAGGTATTTGTCCTCATTGTCATAAGAAAGAATTACATCCGATGTGATATTATGGGTTTTACACAAGATTTGGCTATGGAACGTAGTAGGCGTTCGGTAAAGTATTTTTACGAGTGGCTTGGTTATACTTGGGGAGACCACATAGGAGAATGGATGGATATGTATGGTGATAGAAAGGGTGCAGAAGTGCATCGTGTTTGTGTAATTGCACCAAGAGACCATAGTAAGTCAACTACTCTTAGGGTAAAACTATTACATCAATGTTTGTTTGAAAAGAAGGCAAATGGTAAGCCTTTTACTTGTTGGTTGATTTCTGCGAGTAAAGATACTGCTATTAGAAGGCTACAAGAAATTAGAGACGATTTGAAGTTACATCCTCAATTGTCTAGGTACTTAGACCCAAAGAAAGGTAATAAAACGGAAATACATTTTACTAATGGGGCGTGGATAATGGCTACGTCTGTTGGTTCAGCGATTCGTGGTGAACATCCTGCTTGTGTAGCATTTGATGATGTATTGGTTGACTCCGATGAAATGAATCCTACCACTTTACAACAATGGTTTAGAAAGGCTATCACACCTATGCTTTCTCCGGGTTCTTCTTTTTATGTAGTAGGTACACCTATGTCTATGACTGACCTTTATCATACAGAAATGTTGGCTAACAATGCTTGGAAAAGCGATACATGGAATGCTATTGTTAACTACGATGAATATAAAAGTAGTAATGGTGAAGTAGAGCCGGAAGCACTTTGGCCGGAATATCGTAGTATTAAGTTTCTACTAGAACAAAAAGATGCTGTTGGTGAATTAGAGTTTGCACAGGAGTACCTATGTAGGGTAGTCGATGATGACTCTTCTGTATTTCCTCAAAACTTAGTGCGTAAGAATCTTGATTTAGATACTATAATACAAACAGAAAAATTAGATAATAACCGATATGTTATAGGATTTGACCCTGCACATGGTCTTGGTAAGGATTACAGCGTAATGATAGTTCTTAGGCAAGATGAACAAGGTTTTATACACTTTGTAAATATGTGGAGACGTAATGACTTTCCACCGGACAAACAAGCAAATATGTTAATTGAGTGGTCTAAGCGTTTTGGTAATTGCCCGATAGCAGTCGAAGATGTGGGCTTCCAACAAATGTATGAAAGTCTGCTTGCACAAAAAGGTGCGGTAGTAGATTACAGACCTAGTAAGGTAGGCAACAGGACTTTGAAGCAAGGTATCTTAAACAGACTAAGAGTTTGGTTTGAGAGAGAAATGGTAGTCTTACCTTATGGTAATGATGAGACTAGAAGAATGCTTGAGATTATTCTTGACGAATTAAAGACCCATGCGTGGCGTGATGGGATGATTGTTGATTTAGGCAGACATAACGATACAGTTATGG